AGGGCGTAATAACCATTTCCCACCTCGCCTACTAGCCCGTAAGGGTCTCCCCCGGCAAGGATATCCTGTGCTATAAAGCCGTAATGCGTACAGGAATCGTCCTTTAGGCGGTACTCAACAGGTCGCAAGGATAAAATGTACTCTAAGGCGTTCTCAATAGGATTGATATCCGTTTTTAAGCGCCTGTCACTCCATGCCATAACACGGTTATTCGAGTACACATCAAAGCAATCCAGCATTCCGTCAATGTATGCTTCGTTGCACTGGCCGCAATTTGCATATACGGAAGAGGTGCAGACCACATCCTCACAGTAGAACCAGCCGAAATAGGTATTTGTGGAAGTTTGCACATTGCAGTTACTAAAATCCACATGGCACCCGGTAATATCCTTGTCGGTGGTAATATCCAACTGCCCCCTTACATTTACAGTCGTTCCTCCCAGTCCGCACGCCGATATAGTGTCGCCTCTTAGGAACTCTGTGTTTCCCTCCTTCACAATCTGGAATCCTCCGAAATTGCCCGCCTCTGCATAGATTTCCCCGGAAAGTGTTAGATTCCCTTCCCTATCCAGCCGGAAATTATCAGAGTAGACTTGTAAAGCCGTTCCTCTGATATGGATTTTGTCCTTGGATATGTTTACCTCATTTACCACATCCCCACGCTTTGCATACAGGCTAATTTCTCTTGCGGTCTGCTCGATACCAGCCTTTAGCTTTTCCTCGCTGTTCTCCAGCGCCAAGGAGAATCTGTCCATGCTTTGAATAAGCTCGACAGCCTTCTCCCCGCTTTGGAAGAATTTCTTGTACTCAGCCGGTGCCATGTTGTCATGATTCACATTTTCCGATAGATACCGGATTTTCTTATTCAGTTCTTCCAGATACGCCTTAACCTTCTCCAAGTCGGTAATCTCGCCTATATCTATCCTCGGAACGCTAAATACGCTCATCGTTCGCTTCCTTTCCCTATAGTCTTGCTCATGCCGTACAGGATAAACCAGCCATGCCCCTCCAGTCTGTACTGGTATCTTTCGCATTTCTTTAGCTTTAATGGCACTGTGTAGGTATTCCGCCTATCTGCCGTGACTGAAGCCACCCTTCTCCAAGTAACATCATTGTCATACCTCACATAGACAGCAAAGTAGGCATCCACTTCCAGTTCTACATTGAATTGCAAGGAATGAACTTTCTTCTGGTCGATTGTTCCCTCTTCCAGATATACGGACTCCAGATACCAGTCAACATCAAACCACTTTCCATCACTTAAGCCAATCGCTCGACTATGCAAATCTCTATCATCAGCGTAGCTTTCATACAAAACGCCATTGGAATAGAATCTACTAATTAGCTTGTTGGTGTGGCTATCTTCCTTCGTCCAAAGGTTATTTTTCAAATCATATACGTAAGTCGTTCTTGTATCGCCCAGTATTAAGTCAACAAAATACATCCCTCTCCATTGATTCGCTACGGCTCCAGTCCATCTAAGGTCTAGCTTGTCTGATACGGATTCCGGCATTCCCCCGGTATACGCCATAATGGCATCACGCCCTACATACATCACCGTCTCATTCACATGGCAAAGCGACCTACTACACCCTTTCGCCACTCCCCTTGCCTGTACGGTATCGAGGCTAAAATTAGATGGTTTTGTTCCGTAGATAGTATGGATATAGTCTTCTTTGAAGAACACAACATACCCTTGCTGGGATATAACGCCTGTAAAATCCCCATCACTTCCAACAGATACCGCGTAGCTATCCGCCGCCGTGCCTTGATAGCTATTCCAGTTAGTAGGGTCTCCCAGCTTTGAAGCGTAAATCTCATGATTTGCGCTGGAGCAACCCCACAGACGATTATTGAACTCGCAAACAAAGTCTAAATCTGGAAGCTTTCTCTCAATCTTTACCCCGCGTTCCTCCGTAATGCTACGAAGTGCAGCGCCGTTCTCATCTACTGCCGTGATAACAATAAAGTTATCCCCTATTTCCTTAATAGCTTTTGCCCCGTTCAGTACATCCGTGTATTGCGTAAAGCCGGACAGAGTAACAACATCATCTTTCTTAAAGGCTTTCCCTAAATTTGTTCCTTGAATCTTTACAAAGCTGGAGCCTTCAGAAACAGGAGCAATGGATATACTGCCGCTTTGTGTATAAGAGGCTTCCATGTCCAATAATTCCCCTGTTGCCGTGTTGTATACTTGCTTATCCGGGAAAATACAGATATACGCCCCCATGCCTACAAGCGTTCTATCCAGTTTATTTCTGTACAAGTTCAGTATTCTTTTGCTACCGTTTTTCCTTTGTTGCATTATTGAGTTTTCATCGATAAGGTAAATTTCATTCTTAACAAAAATCTGGCAAGCCTTTTCAGCAGTATAGAAATCATCATTTGCTACAGGTGCAGTCAAGGACGGATAAAGCCTTGACGACACGTTTTTCATGTCCAAAAACTCATTATCCGCCCCTACGCTTGACTGGTTTAACCCGCCGAAAACGCCTATCATTTGTTTGCTTTTCCCTATCGCTTGCATTGGCTTGAATCTCATTAAATCAACCCCCTTGCTTTTCTCTTCCCATGGACTAAGTAGCGGTTAAGATAGGACAGCCAAGCCTCCTTTTCGGCATTGTATGCCTGTACCGCATTGGTGTAGCTTTCTATCTCATCCTCTGCATAGTCAATTTTCGCTTTGATATAGTTTGTATAGATTCCTAAAAACCTACTGTCTAGGATAACTACAGCGTCCTCATCCCCCTGTGTATAGGATTTTAGGGAAGGAAGCAGTCTCATAGGTTCGCTTTCCTTCATTTTCCCTAGCGGCTCTACAATCCGATAGGGACTAGTGCCCATAATGGTAAGTTTTCCCTCCGGCTCTGTCTTTGCCTCTCCCTCTGCATTGGTATAGCCTTCCAGCGTGTCCGTCTCCCCATGAAGGTACGCCCGCCCATTGATAGGCTTAATCTCTACTTCCTTGCCACGCTTAAAGCCAAGGTACAAGTCAAATACTTCCGCCTCTACTTCGTTGAGATACTGTATTTTTGCTTCCCTGTCCGCATTGTTCGGCCTTATTGCATCCACCATGGCCAGAA